GTTCAGGATGCTCTTTTACTAAAACCAACCAAGGATTACTAATCTGAAATGCTGCTGATTCAACTAATGCTTTGGTCACAAGTTCAATAGCCATTCTCATCGCAGATTCATTCCTAAAAGCTGCTTTCACTTTCTCGTTCAGTTCAAATGGAAATTCAATTTCCTTTTTTACTGAATCTTCTTTTACTGAATCTTCATAACTTTCTACCATCTCTGTTTTTCTTTCCAATTAAGATTTCAATTGCTCTCCTTAGAACAATACAGAATACAATCACTGCGAATATCCGAAGCTTTTACCACTAAACATCGACTCTCACATAATCTGCAAAATCCCGCATTATTATTAAACCTTAGTGATATATCTCCGAAAGTTGTTTTACCTCTTTTCACTGCATCAAAAAGAATATCAGAAACCTTACTATCATTAGCAACAATACCAATATCAAACGACTTCGCTTTCAACAAAGCAGTTGGCATTGTCACTGCAATACCGACCATCTTTAGGAAATCTCTACGTTTTAGTTTTTTCATACCTACTTAATCCTGTCCATTAAAAACAAGAAACAAAACAACACTTATGACCATTCCACAAACGACACCAGCGACAAACTTCATTTTATTTTACTCTTTCAAAAATAGGTGCTGGTGACGACCAATCCCTGCCTTGGCCTTCGGCTTATCATTACCTATTTCCACGCTGTGTTTCTGTGTCGTTCCACACACATAACATATATACGCAGGGGAGGGTATAGACAACCTACAACAGCCATCACCAGCATATTCACTTTTCAAGAAAAGGTTGCCAGTGAGTAGATTTTGAAATCTAACGCTTCAGTCAACAAGTTGAAACTCTCACTGGCTATTATTAACCTTTCCAAAACAAAAAGGGATTCATTTATTTAAGTGCCCCATATATATTTATGCCCGTTATTGATTTTGCAAGCTATCCATATTATTCATCTTTCAAAAACAGGTGCCTCCCTGCATCTTACATCCCGTCCTATATTTGACAGGCATCCTTTGAAAACACAATTATTACAGCTTTCAATTAGAATATACTATATTATAGCAAATAATCGCTGTAACTAAAGAATAAAAATAAAAATCTCCCTATATCACCCATTTTCTCTCTCTTCTCCTATGAACTTTCTTTACGAATGATACCCAACAACATCTGCAATTTGGATGGATTGGCAGCATTCCCCTTGCTTCAGCAACTGTAAATACCTGACCTGACAAACCACCACATTGTTCACAAACTCTATCATCACCCGCAGTCAACCATTCAGCCATTATCCCAACTTCTTCAACACCCAACCTCTCAAATGCATCCAACTGTCCTTCTGCGTGAGCATATATAACTTCCGTCCTTGCTATAACCAATGCTCGCTTCTTTGTTATGTTAGCAACATTCTTTCTTAATTCTCTTGCTATGGCTCTTGGCCCATCTCCTTTTATTAAACCATTCGCTAATGTCCTGCTCATCTGCTGACCCATCACAGCAGTAACACCTTTCAATTCATCGAATGCCCTTGTATATATCAATTCAATCTTTGAAAGTACAACAGGAGAAGCAAAAGCTTCACGCAAAAACTGTGCCTTCCCCCCTTCATAAAAAGCAATATCCTCAGCCAATGCCTCTTTATGAACTTGTGTATAAGCCCTCATCATTCCTTTTCTATAAGCATTATCGGCATAAATAGCTGTCCAAGGTTTTCCACTAATAGCATCCACAGTCAATATCTTAGCATCAATCTGCTGCTGAAGCCATTTACGATAGGCCTTGACTTTATTAGCATTCGAATTGAAACGCCAAGCCTGTCTTGGAACCTGCTGCTGGAATGTCAATGGTTCAGAAGTTATCAACCCAAGTGCATCATCCCCCACAATCAATTCCTGTATGGCTCTGCTAATTTTAGCAAACCTTCTCTTCATATCAGCCATATACCGCTTGCGAAGGAAAGTTGTTCTGGATGGGTCACGTTTTAAGGGATTTCGCATTATCTGTTTTCCTAAACCAAAACTCTTCATCAACTATAACACCAACTTGCTCCCTACGATATTTCAGAATTTCATAATTCTCATTGACTACTATAGAAGTTACCTTCTTACCATCCAAATATATTTCCTCAACATCACCAACCCTTTGATAAACAAAGTGATGCCACTTGCCAATCTTCATTTCATTCTTCAATGCAATTGGTATTGAAACCAATCCAATCACAGCCCCAAATATCTTTTCAATAAATTGTCTTCGCTTCATTATTCAATTCCTTTTGTATCCTTTTACAATGTGCCTTTATTCTTGCCTCACGTTCTGGTGTAAATACTTGTTCCACACCAGCAATTCTTGATTCTTGCATTCCTGACAATGTATGACAATCATCACCATTCCTCAAATCTCTTGTTCTGCAACATTTTACACCTTCCTCAAAATCGAAATCGAAATCCTTTTCAAAATCTCTCATGAATTATTTCCTTAATATCTTTATTCCTCAGGTATCTCTTCAACTTCTTCAATAACATCTTCATCTCCTTCTGTTTCTTTTATACGTTCAACAGCAGCATCTATAATAACATCAACATCTTCTTCATCCATCTTCATAATCATTGTCAAATATTCCTTAGGTGGAATCAATTCATCAACACCACCAACAATATACTTGGCAAGTGCCTCTGTCTTTTTAACCGCTATCTCAGCAATCTCCTTTTCACCTGGAGCATTCAAATCAGGCCATTCAATAAAATACTCATCAACTTCCGGCATTATACCAAGAATAATCAGCCTGTCAATTAATAATCTAATCAACATTGGCGAAACATAATTCTCCTGCCTTTCTGATATCCGTGTATTCCACGTTTCCTTATCTTCAGTTGATGCCAAATGAGCAGCCTCACTTCCCAAAAAGATACGATATGGAATACCTAAAGTAGCACATATATATTGTAACTGTACTTTGATATGAGGTTCTGGGTCTGCTATTTGTATCTTCAATTCTTTTATCTTTATCCCTTCCAACGACAACCACCTTTGCAAACCATCCTGGTAATCTTTTATCTGTGCCCTCAAAGCCGTTTTATCAGCAGGTTCAAGAGTTTTCCCTTCTTCAAGCTCTAATGCTATACCGGGAAAACCCCCTTTCCAAAACATTTCACCAGAACCAGCAACTATTTTCCTCAAATCCAATAACCGATTATAAACAGGTCTCATCCTTGGAACACCACTTATTTCAGAAACCTCTCTATTATCTACTACGTGTAAAACTCTTGTCCAGTGAATCACTCTCGATTCTTTACCGGTTGTTCCAGATGAATTACTTTCAAAACTGACAGAATAAGTTACTGGAAGACCATATCGAGGTGACGAGACATCCATCTCTTTCGTTTTAATTGAAACCACTGATTCATCAAACGGCCTTAGATATAACAATTCGTATTTATTCTTACCAGTTTTTTCACCTGTAATTGGATTTATACCTTCTATTGGCTGCCACAGTTTCTTTCCATCATTTATACCTAAAAGCAAAATACCAAAATGACCAATACCTGACAATACATCAATACGATGTAAATAGTGAAACAGATGCATTTCCTTTTCCAAATCTTTCCATATCTTTTCAAACCCAGTTTTTTTAACGTCTTGATTCTCTTCTATCTTAGCTTCTATCTTAGGCAGCATAGCCCAACTTTCATCAGGCATTAGTTTAACTATCCGAGTACCTACTCCCTCCCTATCATACATTGCCTTATAATCAACCATATCCAATGTCTTAGGATATCCACATTCATAGTTTATATCCTTATTTGGATTGAGTAGATGTTCTAAAGCTATTCTTCTTGATGTAGTGGCATTTTGTAGAATACGCTGTAAAACAACTAATCTCTCGTTAGATGTTAATTCCTTATTAGTTTTTACTGGATTTTTCTTTTTTGTTTTTATGTTTGTTTTTGCCATTATTTATCTCCCAATCTTTTCTCCCGTGGCTTTGGACACTCTTTATCCCTAAATTCTTCTGCACTCATATCTACCCACTTTGATTTCCCTTTTCCTTCCCAACCATGCTGCCATCTCTGTCTTACATGAGGTATGCAAAGTATGCATACTCTATATCCATTAATACAATAACTTCCATCAGAACAAGGGATTCTATACCCACCATAATTCCACAAGTGGAAACCTAATTTGTGCCACAATCTTCTAAACCAGTATCTCATACTTCGTCCATCCTAAATATACTATTATCTTACCCTTTGATAATCCTCTATCTACATGTCTCCCAATCTCTTTTCTCATTTGAGCAAAAGCGACCGATTTTGGTGTTTTGTAAAATCTTCCATCAGGGTCTCTTTTCTTTTTTCTCTTCTTTTTACTCGTACTTCATCCTTCTTATAAAAACACACCAGCACGTTTCCTCGATGTCAACATATTAAAAGCACCTGAACAACCATCACCCTGGTCTTTGTATTTACTAAATGGCCAAAATCGTAGTTCATTTATTAAATCAGTATTCCATTCTCCCCTAATCATACTTACATTACCCATATTTACTTGAACTGAGAATGGGTCTGCTCTTAGTTCTTTACTACTACGTGAACCACTTGGCTTATCCACTCTTACTATCCAACCCGCCAGATTTTTCACAGTATTCTCTGCTGATTCTTTTCCACCACTTCCCGGTTCCTGCTCTATTCCTACCTCCACATTCTTATCATCTATTTCAGCAGTCTGTTTTATATTAGCTTCACGAACCTCAGATGACCATTGGCCTCTTTTAACATCCAATAACCAAAAACGCTTGTGAGTATCAACGCCCATCTTCACCCCAGCTGTATAAGCCCCTCCACCAGCAGTACCGGCCTTGTCCCAGAACCTCACTATTTGAACCATTCTACTCATATCTGGAATATCTATAACTATCCTCTCAACCTTAAACATTCCACCCCCAGCAGGAACAGGATTCTGCATAAACTGCCCAGCATAAAAATAATCACCACCTGTCCTCTTTTCTTGCAAAACCTTACGACCCAAACGAATGGTATCCATCAGACCATCTTTGTAATATTTACGTAGAAATTTCGGTTTAACATCTTTTGACTTTTCTGCTGGAAGACAAATGTGTTTCAATCTCAATGGTGCATCACTCTCCCCTTCCAAAATTGCTATTCTCTGTGCCTCCTTTGCTCGATTTATCATATCAGCAGTTGGGTCATCCTGATGTAATCTCTGCATAATAAGTATAGTGGGAGTTTTGGCTTGGTCAACCTTCCGTTGCGACAACGTATCTCTCATCCAATTATTGGCATTCTTCAATTCCACTTCCGATACTGCTTCCCTTGGGTCAATAGGGTCATCAATTCCAATTATATGTCCATGAAAACCAGTAACACCACCACC